GTGCTGATGCTGACGCATCGCCTGCGCGTCTTGGAGCTCGGCGACGATTTAGCGGCGGGGGGGGGGGGGGGGGGGGGGGGGGGGGGGGGGCGCAGATTCTATGCTTGGGCACATGAGCAACCCAACATTTGAGATGGTTCAGCGGGCGTCGTCCGCTGAGCTGAGCAACATCCCCTACGGTCACATGCGCGCGGCGCAGAAGGCACGGGCGCTGACGTCCTCGCTGCACTTCGCCCTCGACCAGGGCGCGGCTCCGGCGAGCGCCGAGCGCGTCGCATCGGTCTGCGAGTCGGCCCTCGTGCTGTGCCGCGAGATCGACCGCAGCCTCGGAGACCCGATCGGGGCACAGGGCGAGCCGGCCCACGTCGCCCACGAGTGCTGCGCGGCCAACGAGACGGCCGGCGCCGATGAGCTGCTGCTGTGCCTCGACGACTTCGCCCACCGCACCGACGGGCTGCCCGACGGCGATGACGTGTTGAACCTCGGCATGGTCGCGTGCCTCGTGCGGAGGGGGCTCCCGCTGTGACAGCGGCACTCACGCCGGAGCAGGAGGCCTCTCGAGAATGGCTCGTCAGCCACCCGAGGGGCCTCCTCATCGCGGGCATGGGTACCGGAAAGACGTGGACGACGCTGCGGGCGCTGGCCGACCTGCCCGCCAGCGCCTTCCCGGCCCTCGTCCTGGCACCCCCGACGGTCAGTGAGTCCACGTGGTCTGAGGAGGCCGAGCGGCGCAGCATCCCGCTCGTCGTAGAGGCCGCGCCGCGCACGCCAGCGGCGAAGCGCCGCGCCGCCCTGGCTGACACGCTGGCCGACGCCGTGGTGCTCTCCAGCGCCTCGATCCGGGACGCCGTGCTCAGCGACACGGTGTGGCGCACGGTGGTGGTCGATGAGGCCAGTCAGTACGCGACTCCCTCGGCGAGCCGGGGGGAGTCTCAGCGTGCCCGAGCGCTGCGCGAGCTCGCATCCCGGGCCGACCGCCTGTGGCTGCTGACTGGCACTCCCGGCCACGACCCCGTCGGGGTGTGGTCGCTGGTGCGGATGCTCGACGGCGGAGAGCGCCTCGGCAAGACGGTAACTCGCGCTCGGGATGAGTACCTCACCGAGGGGCGGATGCTCCCGACCGGCGCCCGTGTCGGCCGCGAGCCCCGCCCCGGTGCGATGAAGCGACTCATCCGCAAGGCCGCCGACGTGATGCGGTACGCCGAGGCCGGCGAGGAGCTTGTGCTGCCGGAGGTGGGGTACCAGTCGCTCACCCCGATCATGGGGAAGGAGGCTGTGCGCATGAGCAAGGAGCTCCTCGCCGACGGCGTGACTACGCTCCCCGACGGGCGCGAGGTCTACACGTCTGGGCCAGGGGCAGTGGCGAACCTGATGCACCAGCTGACCACAGGTGCGATCTGGTACCGGCCGCCGCTCGACCCCGATGCCGATCCGGAGCTGGTACAGGTTGACCGAATCAGGCCGGCGCTCGACTACGCGGCCTCCTCGGTGCGCGCTCGACGCAAGGTGACGGGCCGGGGAGTCTTGGTGATGACGTGGTTCAGGCACGAGGAGCCGTACCTGCGGGCGCAGCTGCGGGAGATGCGCATCGGCACGGCGAAGCGCGCCGAGGACCGCGCAGCGTTCAACGCCGGCAACCTCGATGTGCTGATCGCACACCCGGCGTCGGCGGGCCACGGGCTCAACCTCCAGTTCGGGGGTGAGTCGCTGGTGTGGTCTTGCCTGCCGTGGTCGCTGGAGCTGTGGGAGCAGGCTAACGCCCGGCTCGCCCGCCCAGGGCAGACAGCCGAGCGAGTGTCCTGCCAGTTCAACGTTCCGGTGTACGGCCGAGGGGAACCCTCCATCGCCTCGGCCATCTGGGACGCGCTGGGGCGTAAGGCCGACATCCAGCGGACGGTGTTCACCACGCTTGGCTTGAGTGATGAGGAACACGGGGGCCCCAACTTGACCGATTCGGATGACGCCGCATATATTTGAGCCATGGACAACGACATCCGCAAGGAGGTGGACAACCTCCGCAACCTGATCGAGAAGCAGGAGGCGAGCCTTTCCCGCTTCACCACCGAGCGCCGTCGGGCGCTCAACCGGCTCCACAAGCTGGGCCTCCCGTGGCCCATGATCGCTCGTGAGGTCGGGGTAACCACGCAGACAGCGATGCGCTGGGCGGGCAAGTTCGCCCGCCGCCGCTGAACCGCCCAACACAACCTGAGAGGAACGCAACACATGAGCGTCAACGTCACCACCGGCCCCGCAACCCTGTCCTGGCCCCACCTGGCTGAGCTGGAGGCCCGCAACGGCAACAGCAAGCCGAAGGTGTCCACGGCCGTCATGGTCCCCAAGAGCGACACGGCCACCATCGAGGCGCTGAAGGCCGCCGTCCGCGAGGCCGCCGCCGAGAAATGGGGCACCAAGGTCCCGAAGAGCCTGCGCACCCCGCTGAAGGACGGCGACAACAGTGACTACGAGGAGCAGGCCGGCCACATCACCTTCAACGCCTCCTCGGTCCGCCGAGTGCCCATCGTGGGCACCGACCTCCTCCCCTACTCGGACGAGCGGATCGCCGAGGAGGTCTACGGAGGTCAGAAGGCCCGCGTCGCGGTCCGCGCCTTCGCCTACGAGGTGGACGGGACCAAGGGAGTCTCCTTCGGGCTCCAGATGGTCCAGATTCTCGGTGGTGGGGAGCGCTTCGGCGGAGGAGCCGCCTCGGCCGAAAGCCTGTTCGGCCCCGCCCAGCCGTCCGCCAGTCAGCCCGCCGCTGACGAGGACCCCCTCGCAGGCCTGATGTGAGACCCGAGACTCCCGTCGAGCGGGCGCTGGTCGCGGCGGTCAGCGCCCGCGGGGGGCTCGCTATCAAGCTGGCCCCCACGATGCGGGGGCTGCCTGATCGGTTGATCCTCCTGCCGAACGGGGAGATGAGGCTGGTCGAGCTCAAGGCCCCCGGCGAGCAGCCGAGGGAGTCGCAGCGCATGGTCCACCGACACCTCGAGGCCATGGGCCACCCAGTCACCACGATCGACACAACAGAAGGAGCAAGACGATGGGCCGAGACGCACGTGACTCGGTGAACCACCCCAGCCACTACGCCGAGGGATGGTCCAACGGCGCCGAGGTCATCGACATCACGGAGAACCTGAACTTCAACCGCGGGAACGCGGTCAAGTACATCGCCCGAGCAGGGCGCAAGGACGCAATGAAGCTCATCGAGGACCTGAAGAAAGCGAGGTGGTACATCGACAGGGAGCTGAAGAGACTAGGGGATGAGTGAGTGACGAAGCCCCCGGGCCGCAGAACTTGCGGACACCGGGGGCTTCGTCATATTCTGTAGCCATGCCAACCCTTTACCTTGACACCGAGACCTACTCCGACATCGACATCTCGGCCGGCGCGCACCGGTACGCCGAGAGCCCGGAAGCCTGCATCACCCTCGCCATGTGGGCGCTCGACGACGAGCCAGTGAAGATCACCGAGGGCCCCACCACTGAGGGCCACGACCCGGCGCTGTGGAAGGAGTTCATCACCCTCATCCGAAACCCCCGGGTCACCAAGGTCGCCCACAACGCCGCCTTTGACCGAATCCAGGTCAGCGCGTACACCCACGGCCGCGCCACGGGCGAGTACCTCGACCCCGCTGAGTGGATTGACACCATGCACTGGGCCTACCTCCTCGGCCTGCCCGGCTCGCTGAAGAGCCTTGCCAAGGCGCTGAAGTGCGACGACAAGGACACCGCCGGGACGCTGCTTATCAACCGCTTCGCCAAGCCGCAGCCGGCAACCAAGACGTTCCGCGGCGGGCGCCGCATGCCGAGTGACGACCCCGAGCGCTGGGATGAGTTCCGCGCCTACGGAGTCCAGGACGTCGAGGTCCTCCGGCAGGTGCATCGAGCGCTGGAGCGCGAGTGGCAGGCGATAGACCTGTCCCCCTCGGCGCTGGAGCGCGCCGTCGAGCTCACCGCCGAGAAGATCACGGACGCCGGCCTGCCCCTCGACGTCGAGCTGCTCCGCGCGCTCCAGCGCTGCGAGAACGACAACGTGAGTCGTCAGGCCGAGGAGCTGAAGCGGATCACCGGCCTGGCAAACCCGAATAGCACCGCCCAGCTCCACACGTGGTTCACATCGAAGGGGCTTAGCCTCCCCGATCTGCGCCGAGGGACAGTTGAGCCCCTGGCCGCAGACGAGTCGCTACCAGCCGAGGTGCGCCGAGTCGCCGAGCTGCGGGTGGCGTCGGCCCGAGTCGCGGGCAAGAAGCTCGCGGCGGCCGAGCTGCGGCGTGGCGCCGGCGACCGAGCTCGTGGGACTCTTCGCTACCTCGGTGCCCACACCGGCCGCTGGAGCGGAAGCGGTTTCCAGCCGCAGAACCTTCCCCGTGAGCAACTGCCCAAGGGCGAGACGGTTGACGACGTGCTCGACAAGTGCCTGCTCGGAGAGCCCGTCAGCCCCACCGAGGTAGCAGCGTGCGTGCGATCGGTCATCACCGGCCCCCTGATCGTCTGCGACTACACCTCGATTGAGGCCATCGTGCTTGCGTGGCTCGCCGGTGAGCAGTGGGTGCTCGACGCCTACGAGGCCAAGCGTGACCTCTACGTCGAGACCGCATCGCGCATGAGCTCCGCCGTCGGCCACGAGATGACTCGTCAGGAGGGCAAGACCGCCCTGCTTGGCTGCGGCTACGGTGCGGGGCCGAACGGTCTGAGGGCGTTCGCCGGCGACGGCCCGAGTGATGAGGCGCTCCAGGCCCAGGTGGATGCGTGGCGCCGAGCGAACCCCCACATCACGGCGCTGTGGGACCAGCTCGGCCGTGAGTTCCGAACTGGTGGAGAGCGCATCGTCGCCGGGCAGGACTCCTTCGGCCGCGCCTTCCGCCGAATGCTCCTGCCCAGTGGCCGAACCTTGATCTACCGGGGCATCCGCGCGACACAGGACCGATGGGGCCGCCCGTCCGTGGCGTTCTGGGACGCTCGCCGCGGCATCGCTGTCGAGACGTTCGGCGGCCGCCTGACGGAGAACCTCGTGCAGGCCGTGGCCCGGGACTGCCTGGCGTCGGCCATGGTGCGCCTGGATCGCGCCGGCTTCGAAATCGTGGCCCACGTCCACGACGAGGTGCTTATCAAGGGGCCGGCTGAGTGGTGGGACTACGCGGCTGGAAAGCCGTCCCCCGCCGGAGTCGAGGCGTTCCGCAAGGTGCGAGACATCATGAGCTCCGACCTGCCGTGGGCGCCGGGCCTGCACCTGCGAGCCGCCGGCGGCGTCGTGGACCGCTACAGGAAGCTCACGGACGCTGATGAACTTGACTAGTCGCAGAACATCTGCATACGATTTGCACAATCCAACTCAACCAAGGAGGAAGCCCGTGGAGACACGATCCATAGCCGTCGAAGGCTTTGCCGAGGAGATGGAGCGAGCACTCAGAGATGTGCTACCCACTCACGTCAGCGACATCCGCGTCACACCGAAGAGCGTCTATGTCGGCCTCGACGAGGGCCGGGGGGAGGCGCGCACCTCGAGGAGCTTCGGCGTGGATAGCCACGGAGACTGGCACCTGCGAGCGATTGCCTGGTCACCGGAGGGCCGGTCTGTCACAGAGTCAGGCCACATCCGCGCCTACTCCCAAGTGAGCCGTGTTGGCCTCGCGAGGAAGGCGGCGGACTGGTTCTCGCGGGACTTTGCCGAGGTGGTTTCCCAGTGAAGCGCCGACTCAGCCCGAGCGCCGTCGAGCAGGACGAGCGAGCCACCGCAGAAATCTGCGACCATCTGGAGGACCTCGTATGCCACCGGGGCCAGTACTACCCGCGGGATATGAAGCGCATCACGGGCCCGCTCGGCGCCAAGGCGGGGAACCTGTCCGAGCGCCTGGCCCGCCGACCCGAGTGGACTATCGGGGAGGTTCTCGCCCTGGCCGATGCGGGCCTGCTCCCCGGGGCCCTGCGATCTCGCATCGCCGAAGCGATGGGGGGCTCCGCCGAGGACTGCGGAGCCGAAGCGATCAGCCGCGAGGTGACCCTCGAATACAACCGAGCGCGTAACGCCATCATCATCCTCGACCGAGGTCGAGAAATCGGGGTGGCTCGGTTCCACACCCGCCTGTCAGACGCAACCACCAAGCTCGTCCGGGGAATCTGCAAGATCGCCGGCAAGCGCGACTAACCTAAGAAGACATGCAACACATCACCGTTTTTCACCAACCAAACTGCCAGCCCTGCCGACTCACCATGAAGATGCTCGACAAGCTCGGCGCCACCTACGACAGCCGGTCGCTCGACGACGGCAACCCCGAGGCTGAGCGGGTCCTCAACAACGCGCGGGCGCTCGGCATGACCTCAGCACCCATCGTTGAGGTTCGGGACGAGTCGGGCACTCTTGTCCGCACGCTGAGCGGCTACCGACCGGCGGAGCTGCGGGAGATTGCTGGGGCCGCTCGGTGACCCCGCTTGATGAGGCGATCATCGCCAACGACCTATTACCCCGCGAGCAGCAGCGGACCAACCAAGAGATCGCGGACGAGTTCAGTACCTCTGAAGCGTCGGTGCGCCGCCACCGCGCCAAGCTGAAGCGCCGAGGCGCCCCCGACCAGGGGCACGACGCGTTCTTCAACGACGTCCCGGTGGACGCCATTGTGCAGCGGGGGAAGACCATCCGCCTCCCCGATGGCTCCTACGAGAAGATCACCTGGAAGCCCGGCGCTGTCGAGATGGCCGAGGCCAAGCGGCTGTCTTACGACGACCTGCTGCCGGTGTTCGACCGTGAGCCTGAGGTGTGGGAGCGCGACCCGCTCGCGCCCGAGAAGCACGCTGTGCTCTGCCTGGCAGATCTCCAGATCGGCAAGGTAGGTTCCCGAGGCGGGACGGCCGAGACGGTCGCTCGCGTCCGCAGCGCCGTGCGGTCGTTCAAGGCATCGATCCAGGAGGGGGGTCTATCCTCCCTCATCTTGGCCGACGTCGGGGACGTCACAGAGGGGTTCTGGAACGTCAGCAGCCAGGCCCAGACTAACGACGTCGCGCTCACCACCCAGATCAGGGTCGCGCAGCGCATCCTTGCTGAGACGGTGGCCGAGCTCGCGCCGTTCTGCGGCCGGCTCGTCTACGTCGCTGTTCCGTCCAACCACTGCCAGGTCCGCACCGGGCTCGGCAAGGGCAAGCAGGCCAACGCCCCCTACGACGACTTCGGGCTGATGATCTCGGAGAACGTCGAGGACGTCGTAGCTGGCCGCCCTGGATTCGAGCACGTCGAGTTCGCTCGGCCGCTCCCCCACGAGGAGTCCGTGACCGTGGACGTCGGAGGCACCGCTGTGGGCTTCACACACGGCCACCTGGCGGGCCGGCAGTCCAAGGTGGGTGACTGGTTCAGGGGCCAGGCGTTCGGCCGCAGGAGCGGCCTAGAGCGTGCCCACGTGCTGGTCCACGGGCACTGGCACAACTTCGGCGTGAGCCAGGTCGGAGACGGCCGGTGGGTGATCTCCTGCCCGTCAGCGGATCGAGGGTCGGACTGGTGGACAAACATCTCCGGCGACTCAACAGCGTCCAGTGTCCTGAGCTTCGAGGTGAAGGGGGGAGACGCGCTGGCTTGGCGCCTCTGGTGACGAGCATCACGTAAGCACGGCGGCCACAGAACTTGTGTGGCCGCCGTGCTCGTGCATATATTTGAGCCATGGCAAACGACACGCTCCAGATCATGCAGTCGATGGACATGGCCCTCAGGTACGAGGGCCAGCTGGTCCGCGATAACGGGCACGTGGTCGGTATCAAGCCGAACCCGCTCAGCCGCTCCGTGTTCTACGCCGAGGTGCTTAACAACGACTCCGTTGCCTTCAGCATCCGCACCGATGGCGAGATCGTCGCCCACGGCGTCATCCCCGATCTCACCTACGACGGCTATGACTACTTCGCCGGTCTCCTCATCGACATCGACTCCGGCTTGTTCAACCAGAGAAAGGACACCAAGCTGTGAACACCAACGACCTCGACCGTGAAGTCATGAACCAGGACACCGCCTTCATCCTCGGCACCAGCCTCGCCGGCTGGATCGCGGGCCTCGCGCTCTGCGTCTCCGTCCTGCTGCTGGCTGCTGCCCCCACCGCGATCACCCAGGTGTTCGCCCTCGGGACCCTGATCTCCACCCTGATCCTGAGCGCCTGGCTCGCCCGCAGGCTCAAGAACAACCGCTGACCCAACCCAGAAGGGTATAGACCAATGATCCTCCTCGCCCTCATCTTCCTCGCCATCGTCGCCTTCGTCATCGCCGCCGTCGCTGGCATCATCCTCAACATCGTCCGCGCCGCCCGAGGCAAGGCCCGCCCCCTTCCCAAGCGCACCTACTGGGACCCCAGCCACCCCCGCTACCGCGAGGCCCACACCGTCTACCTCTCCACTGAGCCCCCGGCCCAGAACTGACACCCCAGGACGCTGAAGGGCCCGCTGCACCATCACGGTGCAGCGGGCCCTTCGTCTCACATGTGCTTCTCGATCTCAGCCGGTGGCTCAGGAGGGGTGTCGTCCGTTCGAGCTCGAGCCCACCGGAGCAGGCGGCCGGCGTAGTCAATGGCTATCCACTTCACCGCGTGCGCCTCCCGCTCTGACTCCACGGCCTCGTCGCGCCGGGACTCCGCAACGGCGACCGACTTCTCCAGCGCCTCAACCCGGTCAGCGAGGTGCTGCACGGTAATGTCGAGAATCTGTACCTTGCTCGCCTCTCGCTGAGTCCTGCGAGTCAGGGACGCTCCGCCCATGGCGGCCGCAGCCGCCACCCTCCCGGTGAGCAAGGGCACCACGGGCGGCGCGGGGTCAATCACGGCCACAT